ATTCCGGTAGTGATATTGACTTGCAGATAATACTTGTTCATGCTTTCAAGTCCGTCACGGACAGAGAATAGCTCGACAAATATATACTCGCTAGCGGTCCCAATGTGGGCCGCTGTAATGATGAACTCTGCACCAATGAGCCCCGTCTCTGTATGGATCAGGAACCCTAATTTGTTATAGACGTTGATGGTGACCGTAGCTCCTGCCTCAGGTGTAAGCGCTGAGTCAGGCCACGCCACAAGCGAACCTCCTGTCTGCAGAACACGGTTGCGCAGCGACCAAGCTAGCGTCAATGGCATTGCAAGTCCGACTGTCGGGAAGTAGTGTCCATCAACTGTAAGGTTGCCTGGCGTGAATGGTCGTGCAGCACGACCAACAACATTGACGGGGATAGCGGTTGCAGTGTCAAGGCTTGATACGCCGGACCCGTTCACTGTGGTCACCTTCACATTCACAATGTCGGACGAAACGTATTCGGTTGGGTCAATGCTTGAAAGTCCGTCCCAGAACACAACGGACGCCCCTGCACTATGCTGGCGGGGTAGCGTGTCAAGCACAGCACGCTTCACAGTGACCACATTGCCAACCCTGCTCACATAGCCAAACAGCTCATCACCAATCTGGAACCACTCGTTAGCTTCGAGCAAGTCCAGCGAGGTGCCTGCGGAGATCTCAATGGTTGTGTCCATGTAATCCACATCAACTGCTAGCAGTGCGCCAGCACAGAAGTCACCCGTTGCAGCTTGCTCGTAGCCCGAACCTGCGTCAGTGTAGCCAACCAAGTGAATAGATGGCACCAGCGACATGGATGCAGCGAATCCGACATAGCCAATATAGGGGTTGGCTGCAATTGATGCATCGACCGAGCTCTGTCCGCTCTCACGGACAAGCGAGTAATAGGGCATCTCGAAGGCAGCTTGGTAGACGGGCGGTCCAGGCACCTGTGACGGGTTGACCCATCCGCTGGGCGGGGTTGTAATGAATGCGTCCTCGGGGTAGCTGAACACGTCTTGAACGCAGTTGATGCGCACTCTGCGCGTCTTCCCGTTTCCGTATGCCATTCCAGTGACCCGCATGATCACTTCGCTCATCTGGTAGTCAGGCCACGTCAGCTTAAACGCATCCCCAATCTTAAGGTTGCGGGCAACCTTAGACGCTTCAATGGTGCAGCTGACCAGCGGGGTTGACAGTGAGCGGAGGTCGCGCTGCGCTACCTTTGATGCGGTAGCGCTGTCAACGAACCCCTCATAGGTCACTGTCGTTGCGATGTCGCCTCCGCCCTGTTCCTGTGACAGCGCAATGTCCTGCACCGTTAGCGTGGCAGTCTTGTTGTCGGGGAGGTTCCAGTAGTTGACGGTGATCATGTTGGGCAGCTCACCAAAGACCGGGCGCTTGAAGTCAGTCACCTTAATCACGCTAGATGTATCAAGGTGCAGTAGTGAGCTTTCGTTGTAGTCACTGCGCACCAGCTTCAGCACGAACTTGCCTGTGCGGCGGTCAACGTAGACGACCGCGTCAATGTGCTGGACAATAATCTTCACAAAGTCTTCAATTGACTTCTGAGTATCCCACAGTAGGCAGATGCCCATCTTCTCGTTATACAGGGTTTCCGCGCAAGCCAGAAAGCTAACGTCATCAATGTCAGGTGCGGTGTAGCCCATGCCCCAGAGTCTGTTCGTAAGGCACTCACGGATGATGTGAGCGGGGTTCATTGCTGCCGCTGTGCTAGCGGTGCCCGCGCTATCATAGACAGTCACGTCGATTTGTGCCAAGCCTGGTTCCCACTGCACCTCACCGTCTTGCTGGACGTTGATGCGGGTCACAAGGAATGACCATGGCTTAAGATACGGGTTCATTGAAAGATACATTTGGCGCAGCACAACTGACGCAACGCCTCTGAATGCGGGGACCAGTGCGCCCAGTTTGGACACAAGGTAGTCGTTCTGCCCCTGTTCCTTATGCCCCGTCAGGAAGTCCATGGCGCCTGAAATACCCCCTTCACGGCTGTCTCCGCCAAAGAGTTCGGGTTGGCTGATACCTGCTCCTCCGCCCACAAGATTAGCGCCTGATGGTCTAATGGCAGGAAAGAGTAGGAAAATCGCAGCAACTGAGAGGGTAATGGCGTTTCCAGCTACGCCCGCTGTCACCGCTGTGATACTGACCACATTGCCCGTTGCAGTAGCATTCACCGTCGGCAATGTGCTAATCTTTGCAGCAAGGTTGACAGCGGTAGCTTCCATGCTTGCACCAATCTGCACGCGGTTGCCCGTGGGGCTTAAATTGACAAAGGGGAATTCTGTGCCCCCTACACTGACAGAGAACGCATCGGTCGGGTTGGAGTTAAGGATGAAGCTGCCCGTTGCAAAGCCTAGCGGCGCACCCCCGAGCGCTAACCCGCTCCACAGATCCTTGTCGTCAACCCTAATGCGCGTCAAGCTATCAATGGGACCGTGGCAGAGCGCCATGTGGACCCCTGCATAATACCTATATCCGACTGTCTGTGACTTAGAGCCGCCCATTGCTTATTCCTTCTTTGCGTGATGCGCACGCGCTGCACTGCATACCTGCCGCGCCATCTCGCAGTCAATAGCCTCAAGGGTCTCGATGGGATACCCCTCCCGAATAAACAGCTCATAGTCCAGTTCCCGCAAGCGGAACCACCCCTGCGTCCCGCGACCGCACATGAGCGCTCTACGGATATCAGGCATTCTGATAATGATAGGGTCGGTCACTTCTTACCGCCCTTCTTGCGCACAGCTTCTGTCCTGATATCGCCATACCAGACGACATTCGTCTGCTTGATCCAGCGGGTGCCAAACAGCACGGGGATCGCACGCCCTTCTTCCGCAGTTGGCGCTTCCACGGTGCCAAGCTCAGGGCCCTTTGGTTTGGGCATGGTAGCGTATGCAATCGCGAACGCAACGACGAAGACAACTAGAAACCAGAACATTCAGCTGCTCCTAGACAATGGATGTGCCCGAGAATGGGTTCGTATTTGGCATGAACGGAAACCCCCCGTGATTCAGTAGATTGCCGAACTTAGCTGCGCACGTTGCAGCGGACCGATTGCAGCCAGGGAAGATACGACAATTGAGCCCAGCATACCCATTGGCCCCAATGTGGTCAATGAGCGCGTTCATGGGTCTAATCAAGGTGAGCGCTGTGCCAACATGAGAGGTGATGAATCTTAGGTTCCCGTCTTGGTCTTCAAAGATCCCCGATGTAAAATAGTGGTCGTCATATGTGCCAGCCAGCGGCATGGTGACCACACTGTTAGTGACGTTCGTCACTGCACCAGTCAGCGCGAAGTCTTCCTTGTTCAAGTTGCACCCCTTCCCATAGAGCGAGTGCGGGCAAGTGATCTGGTAGCGCTGGCGCAACCCCATACGCCTCATGGATGTGAACACATTCTCAAAGGTGAAGTCTATTTGCTTGCCATTGGGGGACACGGATGCCAAGCGCCCCTTGAACTCAACTTCAATCACGTTGTGGTCCTTGCTGAAGATGGTGACAGTGAGCGGGAAGTCCAATGATGACACGAACCATCTTCGCGCTATGGGGTTGTCAATGGAGAACGAGATCTTCAGGTTCTGTCTGGACATCTCTCCCTTGCCCTCAACCTCGTCGCGCCCGATAGCGAGCGGGCTGTAGGTTTCATCACCATCACCTGCGTTGTAGACCTCTGGCTCGTCCGAGCTGGTGATGGTGTAGATGAACGCACTGTCACCCTCAATGAATCTGTATAGCTCTTTAACTACGTCATCAACCGCTGTCATTTTTGGATCTCCATCATGTTAATTGACATCGAGATGGCACGGTTGCCAATCCACTGCAACTCAATGCGGTCAGTGTTGAATCGAGCTAGACCCATATAGCTGATCTGGTTGATCTGCGCGAGCTCTTTGCGCATTGGCTTTGCAAAGGTTAGCTTGATGCGCCCGTCAACAGTGCCCTCCACCAGTGTAATGATATTCCCCTGCCACGTCCCGTTAGTGAACTTGACACCAACAACACGGCGGTCGCCATTGAATGCGTCAAAGTCGTTAGCGTCAACGAACGCTTGCGTGCGCCCATTGACCAGCTCCGTGATTGGCAAGTCATGCTGGAAGGTTGGCATTCTGAAAGCGCGTGCTGCGCCCTGCCTACGATAAATGAACCTGCGCATATCGTAGGACTCACGCCCCGCCTCAAAGAGGAAACTGTGGACCGAAGTGAGCCTTGACTGCTCCCAAGGGGTGCGGCTGACATATGGTGCAATTCCGAAGTCAAGAATGTCCTCCTGCATGAAGACTGACTTGGTAGCGGACTTCTCCGTCACAGGCTCCTGCGACAAGATCTCATGCCCTCCGTATTGATAGCCCACCTGTGGCACGATAGCTCGCTCAAATTGCTCTAGCAGCGCGTCAGGGTTCTCCGCGCTCACGTTAGCAATGGCCCCGCTTGCGTTATCTACTTTCAGCGCCTGAGAAGTGACTGTCGTTTCAATGTTGACCGCATAGATGTCAACTGATTTGTTCCCGTCATATGGTGCAACCCTGTGAATAAGGTCATACGCTAGCGCAGCGCTTGACGTTGTGTTTTCAGCAGCGTCAGTGACATAGAACATGATATCCTTGCGCTCGCCTGGGTTCACACTTTCAACAGTGAAGAAGTCCATTGCGCTTTGGAATGCAAGGAGAGGATTCGTTGCGCCCGAGCTCACCATTGCAGTGACGATTGCAATAGCCTCGTCAAAGTCGGATTCAGTTGCGTCCAGATATGTGTAGTTCGCTACAAAGGACGACCATAGGCACAGCTTGAAGTCAACTTTCACCCCTGAGTTGACCACAGTGCCACGCAACGCATACAGCACCTCAAGAAGGTTGCTGCGCATAGCGTCCAGCTTGGTCCCGCCAGAGACTGACGGGTCGCCCATTGACCCTGAGCGGTCCATTGCAAACAACACTGCCAGCTTCGTTGGATATGCTCGTGGGTTCTCCACGTTGTAGATCGTTGTGAACGCGGAATCAAATGACGCTAGCTTGTAACCCATGTCGCCACGCATCCGTGCGGTGTTGACAGGCATAATGTAAGCGCTCTGCATTGAGTCGAATGGTGCAGTAACGGTGAAGCCTGTTGGCGTCACCGTTGCAATCTCACGCACCTGCCATTCGTCTATGGTGCGCATAGCGAACACAAGCTGCCCTGCACGGAAGTCAGATAGCAGCGGGTCGCACGTCACGCTTGCGCCAGTGAGGTTGTCCACAGCGACCGCGTCACTCCACATTGGAACAGACCACTTGCCTCGCACGTTCTGGTCAGCAAGGTTAAAGATGGACTGACGGTCGAACAACCCCGCCTGCACATCATAGCGCAGCTGATGCCTTGCTATGGCGCGAGATGCGGTGCGGTCTTCTGTGCCATTGTGCGAGGTTAGAACGTCAGTGCGGAACTCCAGTGTCTCCGTCATCTTCCCTACAGGGGGCAGGGGGCTGAAAGCATGGTCCGTGAAGCCCGCGAATGTCAGTCTAGCCATTGGTGAGCCCCTGTTTGATCTGGTCTGAGTTGCGCCGGATGATATTCATCACAACTGTCTCACCTTCAGCGGTTGCCATATAGTCTCCCATCATGGACGGGTCAACCACGTTGATGATCCGGTTGTTCATTTGTGGTGCGGCACCGCTACCGCCCTCGCCTGCGTTAGCTGCCGCGGTCCCGTGGCGCACTTGGGTTGGCGTTTGAACGCTAATGCGCTCGCCTGGGCT